TGCGCTCGTTTGTTGAAGAACGTATCCCGATTGGTTTTGTGCTGATCCTTGTCACTGGCGTAAACAGATTCAGCATCATCGGGAGATTCACTACCACGGAACATCCACCACTGCATCTTAGTTCCGCTCAATGCCTGCTCAACCTGGCGCTTTAAACTAATGCCCATTCCGTCACAGTCCCACACAAACCAGTCTGCTCCAGCCCTTCTAGATTCTTCCAGCGCCCAGTCCATGCCAGCGTTAGAGTCTCCAGTGGTCTTCTCCATTACTTGGAGAACAACTGAACCCCTGCGTATCGCTAGACCTTTCGTGTCTCCACCCTCATCAGATGGATCATGGGAAGCAATGATTGCGCCCTCTGGTTTAAAGCCCAGCTTTTCGTGAGCGTCAATTGCAGCATCGAACCACTCCACCGGAATGATGGAATCCTCTACCTCATCGTAGTATTCACCCAGCCAGATGTGACGATAAAGAGCTGTTGACAGGTTGGATTGGTCATAAGCCCGTTCTTGCTCCAGTACGTCCGGGAAGAATGGGTTGTCGTCGTAATTCACCCACAGGACAAGATGAAGGTCATCTTCGTACATTTTGTCCCTTCTCAACTGCTTCTCCCACGGTTTAATGAATCGTTGGGAGAATACATCGGATGAATGCCTTGGGTTACCTGTCATCCAGATTTCGGAATCCTCCGACCGGAGAGTAGGCGTTAGAGCCTTGAGAGAATCGAACGATATGGTCTGAGCCTCTTCCACCCAGAACCTCTTGAAACCATGCATGGACTTGATGCCTTCCGGGTTTCTAGCGAGACCTCGGAACTTGAAAGCATCCTGGCCGTTGTGCTGGATGGAGCTGGCCTGAACCCTGAACCCTTGCAGGTCTAAGCGTTCTATCTCAGCAGAGAGGAGAGCGTGGACAGAGTCATCCATGCTTACCTGAAACTCTCGGAAGCAGGCCGTCCTGATCCCCTTCGTCTGGGCATCCATCAGACAGATATCGCCTACTGACTGACTCTTACCCGATCCCCTGCCACCTATGACGATCTTGAACCGCTTGGGCTTTTGCAGCAGCGGCAAGAGCCTTCGGGGTATCGTCATCTCAGGCATCGACTACCTTGATCGTCCAAGTGGTGTCGGCTTGTATCGGGCCGCCATCAGCGCCAGTCTGTTCTACCCGGTCGGTCTCTTTAAAGCCCATTTGGGTTTTAGCGTAGAACATGGCTGCACGAAGGCAATCAGAATGAGATGCGCCCTTCTCAAGCAATGCGCCGCTTGCGCCTTGGAATAGGTAACGACCAACCTGACCATGCGCCTTTGCCATAGCCTCGTCCATGATCTCGCGGTAATACTTGGACAGGGTTTTATCATCAATCCCGATATAAGCGGCAACCTGCTTCACTGGAACCCCGTAAGAGATTAGGGCAGCAACTTCGGCTTTGGTTTTATCGTTGGGTTCATGCGGCCTGCGAGACATTGTTCACCTCCGCAAACGTCTGGCCGGTGGATTCTAGGGTTGCCTGCTTGCCAGTAAAGTCTTGCCAGCGTTTAACAATTACATCGCAGTATTTGGGGTCTAGCTCCATCAAGAACGCTGTGCGACCAGTTTGTTCGGCACCTATCGCTGTTGAACCCGACCCGCCAAACAAATCGAGAACATTCAACAGCTTGACATGATTTCCAAAGGCCCGGACAGACAGTGCAACAGGTTTTTGAGTTGGATGGACGTAGTTAGTATCTTTCTTAATTGACCACAGATCGCTTTCATTTTTTACGACCTCATCAACCAAGCCATTGAAAAGGCAAAACTCATGCTGATGCCTATAACCCTTCCCCATGCCAAACACATTTTTAGCCCAAACAATACAGGCTTTATACTCTAGCCTTCCTTGCAGCGCAGCGTAAAACTTCCAGTTGCACCAGACGTAGTATGCCTTTGGATGCACTGATGCAATCGTGTTGCACACCTCGCCGATAAACGAATCAAATTCCGAATCCGTTAGGTCATCGTTTTTAATTACGTCATGCTTGCCTGAACGCCCATTAAATGCCACATTATATGGCGGGTCGGTGAATACCAGATCAACCTTACTTCCAGCCATCAGTTGCTCCACCGCATCAATGCTGGTTGAGTCCCCGCACATCAATCTATGCTTGCCCATGAGCCACACATCGCCGGGCTTGGTCACCGGGTCAACAGGAACTTCCGGGACAGCATCCTCGTCCGTCAATCCTTCGGCAAGCTGTTCGGGTTCAAGCGCAGCAATCTCTTCTGGGGTAAAGCCCGTTAGATCAAGGTCAAACCCTAATCCTTCCAGCTCGGCAAACTCCACCCGGAGCATTTCATCGTCCCAGCCCGCATCCAGAGCAAGACGGTTGTCGGCAATGACGTAGGCCCGCCTCTGTGCCTCTGTGAGGTGGTTTGCCTCGACCACTGGTACTTCATCCATACCCAGCTTCTTTGCGGCCATAACGCGCCCGTGGCCCGCCACAATGCCATTCTCGCCATCAACGATGACAGGGTTCAGAAACCCGAACTCCTTGATGCTGGCAGCGATCTTCGTTACCTGTGCGTCGGAGTGAGTGCGGCTGTTCCTAGCGTAAGGAATCAGCGAGTTTACACTTTCCGTTTTATACGTCGGAAATTTCACTCGAACTTCCCTTTGGACTTCTTGGCCTTCTCAGCCACGCTTAAAGCAATGGCTACAGCCTGCTTCTGGCTTTTTCCCGATTTCATCTCTTTCTTCACGTTAGCGGACACTGACTTCGGACCGTACCCTTTTTTCAATGGCATTGTTTTAACTCCTCTTTTGAGTAGGTCTTGTGGGTCTCGGTAAAGTGATTCCAAGCGTCAGACATATACTGGATGTAAACCTGTTTTGAGTTTCCGTTATCAACACATATCCCAATGCACATTGCTGAACAGATTTTCATGGCGTCTTCAGCAGAGACTTCCATAGAGTCCAGTGTGTTAGCTATCTGCTCAAATACTTGCTCAGGTGTCATGCTTATATTTTAACCCCTTGTGTGATGATTGTCACCTTGGAACCATTTTGGTGTCGCCGTAGTTCCATTGTTCACTTCTTTTTTTCGCCGTTGAACACTCTAGTAAAGTGGTTACTGCCACCGTATAGCGATCTGGTTTAATGATTGCGGCAGGTACAGGTGCAAGGCATCTACCATCCGCTGGTTCGGCGGTTGTGGGGTTGACAAGAAAGTGGATGCATTCACCGCAATAGATCATTTACACACCCCCTTGTTAACCCGTAGTACAGGCCAGCCAAGCCCTAATATATATAATATATAGTCTAGTTCTGGTGTTGCTTTACCAAAACGAACCCAAGACATAAGCCAAAAATAACCCATTAGAAACCCACTGGGTTTTTTCTGGGTTTCTGAAACTCAGTAACTGTGCCTTTTGGGCGACCGCCTTTCTTCCCGTTCTGCTTGTTCCTTTCTGCCAATTCTGAGGCTCGCTGTAACTCATCAACGGCCTTGCGGTTTATCAATCCATCTGCAACAGGTATCCAGTATCTGTCACAAACGCTGTCCACGGCATCGCGTTCTGCCTTGGTCTCAGCCCTGAGCAGCCGGTGTAGCTTTGTGCCTGTCGGCAATGGTAGTTCGGTATGGTAGAAGTAATGCAGCATGAGCATATAAGCCCCATGTTCTGCTAGGGATAGAGTGCTGGTGTCGGCAATATAATCGCCGGGAAACATCCGGTAGAAGTTCATGCTATCTCCTGTTGTCTCTCCCGTCTTAAATTTGCCAGTGACCGCATGGGTGCAGGAGAGTAACCATTCATAGGGATCAGCTATGAACCGGCCACCAGCAATGCCATTATACAAGTTTTTTGTTGTTATTTAAGCACATTACACAAATATCCTTGCACAGAGCTGTTTCATCAATAACGAACAATTCTTTTTTCAAGCCGCCCGTTGACCACATCCGGCAAGCGGTATCTTCACCCTTCCAAATATGGGCTTTCTGTTTATGTCCCCTTTTCCTAATTAGATACAGGGTCGAAGCCTCCTTGCAGCAGAGCCTCTGCAATCGCGTGTACGGCAAAACTATTCCAAGTAATACCTAACACGCCAGCCTTGGCCCTTGCCTCCTCCAGCAGCGATACAGGAAGCCTGATGCTGATCGTGGTGCTAGGCGGTCTGTGAGACTTGCCCTTGTTGGGAGCCGGGGTGCCTTTTTGTCTGCCTTTCATTGTTTACTCTCCTGTGAGAATGCGGAATGCTGTTGCTGCCACGACTGGAACCTGGCCATTTCCAATGGCTTTAAGTCTGTCCACCCTAGCGGCCACCCCATCAGCCACTCGACCCAAAGGGGATTCAATGCCCCACTGGTGACCGACACGCTCTGCGAAAGCGCAATCTGTTTCCCCTTCTCTTTTCTCCGCTGGATCGCTCCCGAACCAAGATTGCCTCGATCCCTGTTGTCGCTGGCTTGTGGTGTCGGCCAACTCCTTGTTGCAGCAAGAACGTGCAGATGCGTTGGCCGATTCTTTTTCTCCCATTCCGTAGGCGATCCGTGCTTGCTGTTCTGCGTTGTTGGTGTCGGCCAGTTCTTGACAACTATCGACAGGTTCGGACTCTTTCTGTTGCCCTGAGTTGTTCCCCCTTGTTGGCAGTCGCTGGCTTGTGGCGTGGGCCACGTTTTCGGATTGTTCACTTGTGCAGCAAGGCTCTGTGCGCAGCTGTCTGTCCTGTCTCCCATCCTTGCCAGAAACGTGTGGTTGCTTTCCCCCTTGCCAACGTTGCTCGCCCTTGGCGTGAGCCACAAGCCAGAACCTATCCCGTTGATGGGGCGCTCCGCAGTTGGATGCTGAAACAATGCACCATTCACAGTCATACCCCATTTCGGCAAGGTCACCGATGACCATTGCAGCTCCTCGTCCCACAAGCAAAGGTGAGTTCTCCACGAATGCGAATCTAGGTCGTACCTCACCGATAATTCTTGCCATGTGCTTCCACATCCCTGATCGCTCGCCGTCAATTCCTGCTCCTCTTCCTGCACTGGATATATCCTGGCAAGGAAATCCTCCCGATACCACATCAACAAGTCCTCGCCACTTTCTGCCGTCAAAGGTTTGAACGTCATCCCAAATCGGGAAAGGCGGGAGAATGCCGTCATTTTGCCTGGCGGCAAGTACGCAAGCTGCGTATGGCTCCCACTCAACTGCGCAGACGGTTTTCCATCCGAGCAAGTGACCTCCAAGGATTCCTCCTCCTGCTCCTGCGAACAGGGCCAGCTCTCGTAAAGTGCTTTGCTGATTAGCCATGTCATACCCCTTAACCACACACTTCACAGGAAAGCTTATGCTTGGCGGCTTCAGAAGGCATGATTTCCGTGGCCGGGCGTCCAGAAATATCTCGACCGGTCTCGCGGATGCTTTTGCCGCAATGCTTGGCGCACAGGCACATGCCGTTATCGCCGATGTAGAGAATTGATTTTTTGCTTTCCATTGTCTTGCCCTTTGTTTATGGCCGTCCTTGGCCGGTGGTGGTTAAGTTGAGGATTAGTCTCTGACTATGCTCAATACTTCTTGATAAATTATGGCGCTAACAGCAAATGCATGGGCTTCTACTTTATACGCTTCAGCTTCAAAGCCTGCTGCGCGCAGGCGTTCAGCGGCTTTAAGCAGGTCACTTGATGCACGATTGATGGTGCCACATGCCTTTCTCGCTTTTGTGTTGTTGTCTGCTGCCATCGTCTTGCCCTCTGTTGTGTTGTTGCTGCGGTATGTGCGTATTAAACCCAATGCTTAATTACGTTGCAACACTTATTTATAATTATTTATGTAATACTTTGTAACACTATTCCTTCATCCAGTGAGCTTCCCTTCCTTTCGACCACTTGATCTGCTTGTGAACTAGCCACTTCTCAACCTCTGGCAGCATTGGTCGGTTGGGATTTACGTTGAGCGACCTCGGCCATACGGTAAATTTTTCCCTGTATTTATGAGCAGCCCATCCTTCAGAGTATCCTTTCAGCCGAGCGTATCTGAGCAAAGAGGAGTACCACTCGGACTTCTCAGCCATTGAGTAGGTACGGCTTTTCTCGATACGTTGCAACATCGTGCCATCGGTTTCCAGTTGCTCACGGATCGGGATCATGTAACCACAAGCGCACCGGATGCCCATCATCTGCCGCTTACACACCGGACAAGTCTGAACCCGCTTTTCCTTTTCCTCCCTCTCTTTAACTTGCCGTTGCTCTTGGAAGTTCTGCTCACCGTCATCCAGGACAGACGGAATCAGGGACTCAGCAAAACCATGCCTTGCTACATTCCCAGCGTGGTCTAAATAGATGGCTTTGTCCTTTCCAGGCGCAGTCCTGAAGATACGTCCTGCACGTTGCTGGTAGACAATCAGTGAGCGAGTAGGAAAGCAGTCGATCAATGTTCTAACGGTCGGTGCGTCATAGCCGGTATTGAGAAGTCTTGAACAACTGAGGATCTTGATCGTCCCGTCATCGTGGGCTCTGAACAGCCGCTTGCGCTCTTCCTCATCCATGTATCCATCAATGTGAGCAGCACTGATCCCGGCATCCAAAAAGAGGTCAACAAGGAACTTGGAATGCTTAATCGATGGGCTAAATGCTATTGTCTGTCCTACTCCATGCTCCATAAAATTTTTAACGATATCCCCTGCCAGTTCTTTGTCGTTCTCAATGGCTTCAGAGAGTGCTTCCGGGTCGTAGTCAGATCCACCCGTCTTGAGTGCTTTGGTCTTGATCCCCTTGGTTGATACCGACCGGCCACCGTAGTAATCCACCGGACACAGATACCCTTGATCCAACAGCTCCTGAGTCGTGATCGGAACCAGCAGGTCGTCATACACCTTGCCCAACCCTTTCGAGTAGGGAGTCGCTGACAGACCAATGAACGGCACTTGGTTATAGCGATCCATCAACTGAGTCAGGGAGTCGTACATAGTCGCGCATTCGTCCACTATGGCTAAATCGAACTCCGGCTTGCGCTCCCTTCTAGCCACTGTTTGAACACTGGCGATCTGCACCAGCTTCGTGTGGTCGGTCTGGTAGTGCTGGGCCTGCATCACCCCAAAGTCGAGTCCTAAAGCCTCAAAGGCGTTGACAGTTTGATCTATCAGCTTCACTCGGTCTGCGAAAAAGATAACCCGTTTACCCTTCTCAGCAGCCGCCTTCAGCAACCACGCAGCAGTAATTGTCTTTCCGAACGAACATGGAGCAGCCAGCAAGGGACGTTTATGCCCGGTCTTGAGTGAGTGCCGGATCATCTCTATAGCTTTAACTTGATGCGGTCTTAATTCCATAGATGTTAGCCTCTTTTGCTTTTTGTTATGAATCCGACAGTATACATAAAAAAAGGGAGCATATACAATCGCTCCCCGTTAGCCCTCAGTACCGCTTCAGCCCCTTCCTTTCGGTTGGGGCTTTTTAATCAGCCTTCTTGAACCGACCATCCTTCCCACGAACATCATTTTTCTGCGCGTGTTTGAGCATCTCAGTCTGAATCTGATGTTTAGTCTTCAGTAGCTCATGCCTCTCTTGTAGCAACTCCAGTTCAATCTCAAGTCGTTTTATTTCTTTCCAAGGATTCCAGATCATCTCATTTCTCCACCGTTAATCCACACGTTTTACTCGAAATCATCGCCACCAACTTCCCCTGTTTTCACTCTGACCTTATTTGATGGGCTGGAGTGTGTGCAGAATGCAGCCCGTTCCTTCGCTGACAAGATATTAAATTCATAGCTCGACATTCCGATTGGTATCTCCTCAACTCTTCCACCTCGACTCAAGAACTCCTCTTTCTGTTGTTCAAGATTGGACACCCAGTCAGGATGACTTCGTTTTCCAGAGTCGGTTAAAACAAATCTTCTAGTGCTTCTGTAATTCATGGTGGCATTCTTCATTGTGGTGGCAGTTGTCACAGATGTTCACGATTCGATCCAGTGACAGCATGATGGGTTCGTAGTTTTCGCATACATCAGGAACTCGGTGTCCCCAGGTGATCGGATCGCATTTACATCTTTGGATATTAGTCATCGCCGTATTCCATTTCGATTAGCATTTCGATGCAGTGAATTGCTTTCAACAAGTCTTGCTTACCGCCTTTGACTTTGTACCGGGTGACATATTTGATAGCAGTGTGCTGGCAAGCGTTGAGATTGTTCTTCATGCTGTACTCCATCGGCTGGATCGACATATGCTTGTAGTGATCGCCACCAATTTGTTCGTTGATTGCTGTCATCCGTTTTTCTCCATTAACAATTCCTCAAGCTCTGAAGCAAATTCATATAGGCCAAATTGCAGCACAGGATCATAAGTTTGCGATAAACCATTAACTGATTCGATAGCGGCTCTCACTTCTGCCAGAGTCAGCCCGCGCCACTCAGGCTTTACAATTTCAACCTTGATCCGATTATTCATCGCATCACCTCCACATCCCGGACAAATACACCGTTGCCGTTCAGGAAGCCCTTGCGATCCTTGATCTGGTAGTAGGCAATCCCCAGACACTCCTCCAGTGTAGTACCAGACATCACGGCCAGGTTGTTCAACACCACAAGACAGTCGCCAATGTCGTCTCGCACATCCCTTTGTTTTGCGATATTCGATGCCAACTCACCCATCTCCTCCATTAACTTCAGCATCTGCGTTTCCCTCCGGCCATTCTTGAAAATCAGCCGGTCTTCGCTCCACTGGGTACAGTCAGCAATCAATTTTTCGATCATACAATCCTCACAATAATTCCTATTAAAAAAACAACGATAGTTAACATAGCGAAAACGGTTATGGTAAGTTGGGTGAGTAAACGGATCATCCTTCCCCCTCTGGCAGCAAAGCCCGTAGTTGTTCGATGTATGTTCTGTTTAACGATTCAGACACAATATCAAGCGCCCAAATCGCCGCCTTTATCGCCTCCCTTGGAATCTTTGCATTTGCAGCATGGATGCCAGTCCAGTACAGTTCAGACTGAAACCGGCCCTTGATCGTGTCGGGTGTTTCGATGCTCTCAAACAGCGGGCAGAGTTTCATGGCTTTGTCTCCACTTTGTCCCAGTTATGCTGAACCCAAAGGCGTGGGTTAACCGTTGCCAGATGCTCAAGGTCTTGGTCGTTTGTTGTGGGCGGGAGCCCATCGGCATAAGCACACACAATCTCCCCTGTACTCTTGATTCTATAAACAAGAATAGCGTGCCTGATCTCACTCATTCCCCGCCCTCCTTGCCAATGTCGGATTCCCTTACAGGGAACGCAGGGGCGTAGAGGGGCTTAGGGAAAGGATCGTCACTCGATGCCTCGCAAAGTTCTGCGCCATACTCAGTAAGACTTGCATCCCATTGAATGCTGCTGTCTAGATAAGTAATGCCGTACCGCTCTGCCACCGGCTCCGCATTGCACAGCACCTTACCAGCAAGCAGGGCGCGCAGCTTACCGACCGGAACAACAGTTACCATATCAAACGAGTCGCCGTAGCGGTCACGTAGGATGTACTCAATCTCGTTGTCCGCTATCCACTTCTCAAGTTCATTCTGCATTGTTTTTGCCCTCCAATATGCGTTCCATTTCTTTGGATGTGCCGGGTCTTGCTCCGTTGTCATCAATAACGACGATCTCCCCGCACGCATCCAGCGTTTTCCCAAACATCATTTCTGTTGCGCCTTTCTGTTCTGGAGACATAGCACAAGAAAAGCAGACGCCTTGCCCCTTCGGGCCATACGGGCGGCATTCCGAAAGCGCATCACATAGATAGCAGCGCATCATCTTCAGTCTCCCTCGGGCAGCGGGCAGAGTTTCATCGCTTTGCCCTCTCCAGTAGGTTGCTCATGCGCGCACCTCCTTCCACCAAGGGCAATCCCACGTCATTGCGGTTGATCCAACAGTGAATATAAAGCAGATCGCCAAGGACTCCCCCCGCTGCGTAAGGTCAGTGCCTGCCAGCCA